GTCGGTGTTTTATGTTACCAGTCTGCCGTGGAGAGGGTGGAAACAGATGGGTTATCAAGGAAGACTAGTGAATGGAGGTCCCCGGTGGAATGGAAGACGATGTCGACTCCTGCGGCTTTGGCAGCAACCCAGGAGGCAGCACCCGCCGCGGGTCCAACAAGTGGGACATCTTTGAGCATTCCGGCGGCGGTGGCCACTTTGGTGAGCGTGGAGGAAATAGGCATCTCCCTGGCGGCCACCGAGCGACCAGATTGACTGTAGAAGTGCGCACCAGAAGTGGTTCCGATGAGCTCATTGTTCTCGCAGTGCACGAAAACATTCCAATCAAAATTGTTGTCGCCGGCAGCTGTCTGGAGAGTGGAGGCGATGGCAATGACGAGAGCGCCCATGTCGTGGGTGTTGGGGCCAGTACCATCAGTGGTAGGCCAGATGCGGTAGAAAGGATGCCATTGCGCCCAGGGGACGCGCAGGATGGCCTCCGATCTCCCACCATTGATGTTTAGTTTGACGTGGCGAGTTTGGGTAAGAGCAGTCATTGAGGACGTGGGGTCGAGAAGGGTCGTAGGAGGGAAGAAAGACATAATGAGCATACACTGTTGCAAGCGCTCGGCATTGACAACGAGACGGAAAACGAGGTCTCCTCGCCATCCGTAGATTCCTTCGAGCTTGCGAGAGTAGTTGATGAGGTTGAAGAGTGCTGACGGGAAGTACTTCGTAGAGAAACCTGAAGCAGGGGTTGTGACGGCTGTAAGGCCAGTGGAGGCGGAATCGGTTGTGGCGATGAGGCCACCCATGATGTTGTAGGGTTTTTCGAGAAAGGAAGGAAGAGTCGCGGTGTGTCGGTCTGAAAGATGTTCGATGGGAGGCTTGACGGGATAAGGAGCAGTGACATCAGATTGAATGAGGCAAGAGTCGTTGTCAAATTTTGTGGTAGATGAAGTGGCGGTCGGAGATTCAACGCATTGGAGGTCTTGGGCGGATGATGAGCCTAATTCCTCGTTGCCGCTTGAGGGTGCGGCTCCCTGTTCGATTGAGCTAGCAGTGGTCTTGCTTAGCCGAGACCTTACCACTAAGGATCTCGGTGCACTCAGGTTGGCTGGACTTTGTGGCGTCGTCCTGCTCCGTGAGGCTAAATAGCCCGGCGCTTCGCTTGTTCTGCATCACTAGTGATTTGGAGTCCTGAGATTTGTATTCACTAAGCGGGTAACCAAGAACAGAGGCAGAGAAAATCTGGGGGTTAGCACACCCATGACGACGGTATTGAAACAACCGATAGTCACGGGTGGCCAACATGGGGATGCCACACTCAGAGAGCTTGAGCGCGGCGGCGATGTTGTCATACTCACGGTAAAAGACTGCAGGCCCATGGGAGGCATACTCGGCAAGGGCAGTGTCAATATTCGTGAGCATTTGGGAACGTGTGGAGACGTGTTGATTCTCTTTGTGCATCCATAGAAGCATATTCTTGATGGACGAGAGATTCAGGGGGGCGATGTAGCGGTTTATCTCAGTATCAAAATGAAAACCGCGCTGGAGGAAAGTGAGCTCTTCGAACGGGGTGAAATCGTCCGTTAGCTCTTTATCTTTCTTGGCAGGGGTGTAACGCATGCCCATGTCGGCGAGAACTTCACCCACCTTGCGGGGGGTGAACTCAAGCTTGCAGGCATCGGAAACACTGAGGACATGATCATCGCCAAAGCAGACTGCCCGGACAAATTGTGTGAAGTCGAGGGCCTTTGAGGGACAGAGAATGGCGAAGGCGTAGGCCAGGATAGTGAGAGTGTATTGCGAATTGCACTCGCTGGTCATGGGCTGGCCGGAGGGATTGGAGTGAAGCATTTGATAAATCAATGTAACGAGCTTCCGGACTCCATCTTCCTCCACCACCTCTGTGAGGATGTGTTTGGAGTTGATGAGGTAATGTACGATCCTCTCTCGGAGAAGAGAGTGCTCGTCGTTGTAATAGGCATTGGGCAGATCGGCCCAATCCTGTTGAAACGCGGCGAGTTGGGAGGCATCGTAGTCACCCATATCTCCATCGAGGTGGTTTGGGAAGGTGCGAAGATGATCGGCAAGGATGTGCCAGTCATTTGAGTTCTCAACGATTCCGATGGCCATACCATTCTCAATCTTGGTCCTACGTAGATAAGCAGCGTAGGCACCAAAATATTGCTTCATAAGAATGGTGAAGCAAAGGGGGGAAGCGGAGATGAGGCGAGCCTTGCCAGCGGCGCATTTGGCAGCGCTGCGGGTTTCGTCCGCCTTGACGACATCTGTGAAGCATATCTGGTCAAGACGAACTGTGTCCGAGATGAGATTAACTCGGAGTTCTTCAACGGCGCGGCGGAGTGCGTCGGAAGCAGGATTGTTGAGGTCGAAAGTGTCGTCTCGACCGAAGATGCCGTACTTACCGTCCTTGAACTTGGAAGACCAGGGGAAGCCTGGACTCGTAGAACGGTTAATACTTGGGATACCTATAGCAGGCATCCCCATGATGGCTTCTTCGAAAGAGAGAATGAAAGGGAACTCATGAGATGCGGGCCCGAGGATGACTTGTCGGACCACAGCTTTGGCTTGGGAGATTGCGAGGGCCTTCTTTGGGTCTGAGAGGAGGTAAGCGCTCTTGTCTTCACGGTCATAGTTGGAAACAGCGACCTGAAGAGGGTCAATGCGCTCGCCATTCTTGTAGAAAGGTCGAACGGGAGCTGGGAACTTCTCGGGTTCACCAATGGGCGATCCTGGAAAGTTAAGGGGCGAAGGGCGCATCGGGGAGTCAAGGGGACGAGAGGGAGTTGTGATTTTGGCGTCGGGAAAGAGTTCAGGATCAGCGCCGGGATACTCTGGCTTTGTAGTTTCGGTGCGGAGGAGGATGCGAAATTGATCACGAATCTTGGAAAACTTCGTGGGATCAACATAAGTCGCGAGTCCAAGACTAGCGGCACCAGCACTATGAATGCCGAAGATGATGCGTGGTCCAAGCCATCCTTCATGGGAAAGAAAGACGGGTGAACCACACATACCCGGGGCAGTCCCGACGTCATAGGCCATCTTGCGGTAGAGCACGCGAGGGAGGACGTCTTGATTGATGGGAGTGCCTTTCTGGGACACGCGATAGGTTGCTTTGGAATCTTCTTTGATAACACCATTGATGCCATCGTAGAAGACAATCTTTCGCGAGTGGGCTGAGAGTTGTGTGAGATCGGTGGGCTTCATGAACTTGGATGAGATGTCGCGAACACGGGCGTGTGGGGGAAGGATGGGTCGAAAACACCAAACGTCGTCTTGGTCGGTGAGTTTGTAACCTTTGGCGATGTTGGCGTAGAAGTGATGAGGAAGTTTAAGACCAGAAGGCGTAACAAGGTAAATGATGATGTCTCCGATGGTTGGGTCGCGCTGGAGGCGCGCGTCGAAGATAACCTTGTAGGTTGCAAAAACATGATGATTGATGAGAGCGAGGTCATTGTCGACGACCAGGACACAGGCGTCCATGATCTTGGTATCGACGGTGATGCGGAACACGTTCGCGGCTGTGGAAGAAACGACGGCTTGCGTATTGAGACAAACGCTACCGTTGTTCACGTAGCCGGACTTTGGGACTGCGGCTGCGCGCGCGGCGCGGGCGCCGAGGTCTTTGTTGGATTGACTTGAAAGAGAGGACATGGAGTGATAGATACCATAGGCCGTGGCAGAGACAGAGGTGATAACTGTAACCATGCCAAGAATAAGCTTCCACTTTTCAACGCGCAAGATAAAATCTCGCGCGCGTTCGTAGTAGCTACTCTTGATGGTTTCTTCGTGGTCTTGGCCAATAACTTCATGGGCAATGGACGCTTCGTAACTGATGGTCGCGTCGTAAAGTCGGCCGTAAACGTAGAAGAAGTCTTTACACTTTTCATGGTATTTATCATCTTTGGAGGTGAACAGGACATGGTCATAGGCGCGCCAATACGCTTCGGGGCAAGCATGGTAGCATCCACGGAAGATCTCGGCATGAGTTGGTTCTTCCATGGGCCAGGGAAACTTGAACTCCCTGGGCATAGGAACTTCAGCGGGAGCTGGGGGAAGCTCTGCGAGAGCGAGTTCCAAGACAGATTCGAGGCCTTGATCAACGTATCCGGGGTTTATTTCCGGGGAACGGATGCGGGCTTTGAAAGCGTCGAGGTTCTCAGCTTCCGCGAAACTGCGTAGCTCCTTGATGGTGGACTCGTAATGGGCCTTCTTGGAGCGCCAGGTATTGTAGACCCTGGCGACGAGTTCGTCGAAGGTGTAACGAGTGTTGTCGATAGGCTCGCCATTGAAGGAGTTGATGGCGGTGAAGTAGTAGATGTCCGTGTCGAGAGCACTTTTAGTCTTGCTGGTGTCGATTTGGACATACTTTCCTGAGGTGTCAGAATGGGGCACTAGATAGCGCTCGTGAACATGTACCTCATAGGAATGGCCTTTGAGTCGGCGCTGGACAGCAGGTGGGCAGGTGATTGATTGAGCTTGAGTCTTCTCCACACAACGGGAGTTGGTGGTAAGGATGAGGAATTCGCTACGAAAATCGCAGTTAAGTTCCTTGTCCTCAATAGAAGCTTTGTGGAGACGGTTTGGGAAGACGTTTCCTGCACGAATGATTTCCATGACTTCCGAGGTACCGGGGGCACCTTTCATATCGGCTTTTTGGAGAAAGTCGTCATAGATGGTCACGCACTGTTGCGTGTAACCATCCCAGAAATCTTGTTCGATGGCCCGCGGATAGACATAGCGGGTTTGTTGTTCGGCAGGGAAAGGGACTGAGGGCTCGGTGAGCGAGTAAAGAGCATAGCAAAGCTTGGGAAGCATGCCGGACTTGCCAACACCGGGAAGTCCATAGAGAAACAGGACAACGGGTTCTTGGCGAAAACTGAGAGCATCGTTACACTTACGTGCCACGACCTCCATGAGACGTGCGAGTCGACCGTGGAGAGGCTGGAGACTGCGTAAGACGGCGACCTCGACCAATGAATGACGCTTGAGAAATTGAACATAGCGTAGGTCAAGATAGGTCAAGTGAGACAGGAAGCCACGATCAGCTGAAAGGATGTTGGACTGATACTTGCGAATGGCGGCGAGGACATCATCGGCCCACTCATCAAGTTCCTCGCGGCCGTAGGTCTTGAGGCGATAGTACTGAGAGATGTACGAATTCGTCGATAACCAGTCCATACACTCCTGAAAGAAGTCTAGGACGGCTGTAGCAACAAAGTCGGCGGACGACGTGAGCTTGGGGATGAGACTGAACTTGACGAAATTTTGGGTGCTGAGAGCACTCATGGCTTCTGGGAGGGCAAGCCAGCTGAAGAACATGGTCGTGAGAAAAGGCCAGACGATGGTAATACCTTTGCGGAAGTAATTGAGATCAACTTCCGGCATGCTGAGAGGATCTAGCTTGAAGGTACCATCCATCTCGAAGTGACCAATCTCGTCGGAAAAACGATTGGCCACTGAGGACGTGTCGAGAGGAACGGGTGAGATGAACTTGAGAATGCCAAGGCAAAGTGGAATAGCCATGGGGATGAATCTAAGACAGGCTACCACAAGGGCAGCCACAGACAAACATTTCACAAGGCGGAGGACCATGCGAATGTCGTCGTTCATCTTTGGAAAGTTGAAGATCTTGTTGGACGCAGCCTTTATGACATCAGTGAAAAAGTCAGTCATGCGGAGCCTAAACTCGGGTGAGTCTATAGCTCCATTGGCGGCATTTTGGAGGGCAATGTGAACCTCAGGGTCTGACACAAAAGTCTGAACCCTGGCTTTGACGTAGTCATCCACTTTGGCGGTAACAGTGGAAAACATCTCGTCATTGAAGACGAGAGGAGGATCTTCAGGAACGAGAGCATGCTCCCAAACGATATCGAGGGGCGGTTGCATAGTGCGAATGCGGACACCGCGACTTTGACTTTGGTACTTGAGAATACGCATGGTTCTGCGGTCTTCTCCGATAGCCTTCTTCTTCAGGCGATCGAAGTTTTCCTCGAGTTTGGACAGTTTGAGCTTGAGCGGATGAGGTTTGCGGACGGGTTTGATTTTCCAATCACGAAGGTGATCGAGATTGGATTGGTCTTGGAAGAGGATTGCTTGCGGGACACCGAGCTGATCGGTGCCACTATCGCGCCGGCGTCGGCGGACGAAAGCAGATCCAATTTTGAGGAGGTCGATGAAGAAACGAAAAAGGACTTGGGGATGGTGAACGTAGACATGTTGAGGGCCTTCTGGGAATGGGGTTTCATCCAGAAAGGCTTCATCGGTACAGAAGCCAAGGCGGTGATAGGCTCTACCAAGTTGGGTGCATGGAGTGGGTATGAGACCCACAGATCCATACTCCTTACTGGCAGAAGGGGTGACGGGAAAACATTGCATGAGTGGATTGGTTAGGACATTGTCGAAGATGGTACAGGATGCGCGATGGACAGAGCGACATCCGTCTTCCATGAGTGTGATGAGGTGCTGAGCGTAGGCTGGATTCTTGCCTACAGAGCTGCAGACTGAGTGGCCACAAATGCGGCTAGTGTCAAGAAGGGTGGCTTCGTAGACACCGTGGAGACATTTGGTTTGATGGATCTTTTCACAGTCGACAACAAGGGCAGGTCGACCATGGAAAGTGTTGTGGGACTCGGGCTTGAAGTCACCGAGAAGATGGTCTTGTGAAGCCATCTCATCGTGGAAGGCGAGGTGTGAAAATTCGTCTTCCACGGGAATGGTGCCTGCACGGGCATGTGACTCGGCGATTGCAATTGAGTCGGAGAAATTCTCTTCAGAGGGCTGGGATGCCTCTTCGAAGAGGATGGCCTCAGCAGCGGTTTGCGCTGAGGCCAGGACTTCAGTGAAGAAGGAGTCAAGGTCGAGAGGGTCATAGTAGAGAATGTGATCAGAGAGGGTGCCCGTGAGTGGGGCAGGATCCTCGTGCTCGAGGACGGCGTAGTAATTGTCGTTGAAGAAGGTCAAGCGGCTTGGTGGGGACACTTTTGGAGCGTGCGGCATCGAACGAATTGTGGCCTTCATGACAACTTCCATGTTGGTGCGGAGCTTGTGGCGGCGAATCTGAACAATATCGCTGCCAACTTTGGTCGTTGTAATGCGAGTGCGGTCGTCATATCCGGGGGGAGATCCGGAATAATGTTCGACAGTGGCTGCAAATTGAGCTTTCTTGAGTTCAGTGAGGAAGAACTCAAGGTCAGAGTCGGAGACGTGGCGAAAGACAGATGTGGGGTCGATCGCAATGGGATTAGGAGTGACAGTGGCGATGAGAGCGTTGACATCGGCACGTTCAACAACTTCCTGGACTTGGGAGTCGACAAGGAAAGTTGTGATCATGTCGGGTATCTGAGGGTAGTCGTAAATCTCTTGAAGAGCTTTATTGAGATTAACGACGGCGGCGGGAACGCCAGGTTGACGGGTGGGAGACGTGCCATACACAAAGTCAGGCGAGACGAATGTGTACGGGGTGGGTTCAAACAAGAGAGGGAACTGGGGATCGGAAGGGTGGGCAGGGCTACGAACACCTGACCGTGACTTTGATGCGAGGGTCGACTCGGGTCGCTTTGGCAACATTTGCGTGGGCTAATTTTCTCCGTGAGAAAACGGACCCATAAAAGACAAGCCAGAGTTTACATTTAAAGAGAGAGTAGGCAAGGGGAACTCAATCTCGATTACGTTTGATTTGAGAACGAACGCACAAACAAATTCCTATAAACAAGTCAGACAGCTGGAAGGGCTGAATACAAAGCTAGAACAAAATCACGTATCGACAGCAGAGTCATCGAGATCAGAGGTTGGAAACACACAATAGACCAATTAAGGCCACACGAGCAACAAGCAAGTGGAGTGTTACAATATCAAGTGAACGCCGTCGTTGGGCGGTACGAGAACAACATGAGCACGACTTTCATACTTCGAAAGAATTTCGTCTAACTTGAAGAGTCATATACAAGGTGAATTGAAATTTAGTTTAAAAGGGTTTTTATTATTTTGGGTTGCTAACACTACTATAATACAATATATACAAGGGGTGTTTTGGAGTTGGGGATTGTAAAAGACGTCATATTACACTACAAGAAGCTCGTAAGCAAAAAGTAATGAAACAGAGCAGAGCACAGTTAGGTACGATACTGTTGGAAAGCCTTACGGGGCTAAAAACAGGACTCCTTTAAGTTCGTAAACAAATCGGAGTCAGGTTTGAAGACGAGTTCGGTACAAGATGGGGCGGTTTCCTATGCGGGAG